ATTCTCCGTTGCAACAAGCTCTAGAAATGCATAGTGATATGCATCATCAGAGTCGATTGCAGGTGTTGATGCTCTTTTGTCATCAGCCAATGCGCGCACCCACATGATTGATGGGCGACGTACCTTCTCACGAAGGCTAGTCGGTAACTCTTTAATCATTAGAGTCACACAACTAATTAATGCAGACAATGGAGTATCTTCATTCAAAGCCCATTCAAGGAATCCCTTCCTTGAAGTAACTAAGTGAGATAAACCAATGCGAGCGTTGCGATCACGTAGCAAGCTTAAGAATGGTTGCAAAGCCAATCTTAAGAGACTACGGTCAGTAATGTTGTTTGTGGCTTCATCGAGATCATCATCAGAGATGTTGATGATCACTTTGTAAGCCTCAAATGCTCGGTATGCAAGGTACAACCGGAAACAATTTGATGTTCCCCTTAAGACCTTTGCCAGAGCGGTGTGACCCGGTTTCCCGATGCCACCCAGTTCTACTGGTACTTCGAGAAGCTGCAGTAGGGTATTGGCCTCCTTCGGCCAGTACTCCTGAAACAAATGTTTCAGTTTCTTAGCGTGAAGGACTCTCCCAAGCTTAATTCGAGATTCGTTGTACATACGGGGTACATTAGCCCAGTTTTCCAACGCGTTCTTAATAAGCCGGAGTGAGAAAGGTGTGATTTCCTCACCGTTGATAAAGTATGCTTTCGCAAACTCTGCAACGATGTGGCCCTTAGATGTAGAGATATGAGATTTACTCAAATTAACTACACCGCCAATACTGCGGATTATGTCTAAGTAGACATCACCAGCCGCCTTGTCAAAGATAACCATGTCATCACCAATGATGGCATAGAACTTATGACCAGGTCTTCCATGTGCTTTCTCGTAGGCATATTGCACCACAATGTGATGCAGTAGAGCAAACGAGACAAACGATGAGAAGAATCCCATCGGTTGTCCGACAGAATAACGTATGTTTCCCTCCTTACCGGAGGGCAGCACATAGTTAAACTCTCGGTCTACCAAGGTCTTAGACCA